GTTTTGAAGAAGCCGAACCCGCCGACGCTGAAGCTGATGATGAAGAATAAATAGGAGGACACATACTATGGCAACCGCAAAAAAGAGCACCGAACTGGCCCCCGTTGAGAACTTCGCCCTGACCACCGCCTACGACGGTCTCGACCCGGAACTGGCAGCCGAACTCAAGGATCAGATGGACGATCTGGACGATGAATCCGGCATCAACTGCCGAACCATCAAGATTCCCTCTGGCGGCAACCTTGCCTTCACGGTGCAGGGCGACGAGGACGGCGATGAGGACTACCTCAAGGGCATCGAGGGCGTGATCGTGTTCACGCACCGCATGAACGGCTACTGGCCGAACGCTTTCGGCACCAGCACCAACCCGGAGGATAAGATCCCGGTTTGCTCCAGCATGGACGGCAAGTCCGGCCTGAACATTCGGACCGGCGAGGTTTGCGAATGCGATAAGTGCCCATGCAACCAGTACGGCAGCGACCCGAACGGCGGCAAGGGCAAGGCTTGCAAGAATATGCGCCGGATCTACCTCATGCGCAGCAACGACCCGAACCTCTACCTCTTGACGGTGCCGCCCACGAGCATCAAGGAGGTGAACAAGGCTCTCACCCGCATCATGGCTTCCAAGGGCATCCCCTACACCAACCTGATTGTCGGCTTCAAGTTGGCCAAGGCCACCAATGCCAACGGCATCAACTACGCCACCGTGGTGGTCGACAAGCGGGGCATCCTGCCCCCGGCAGTCGCCCAGACTGCCAAGACCATGCGGCAGGAGATCAAGGCGAAGTACAAGGAGATCGCCATCACGATGGACGACTACAGCACCTCAGCCTCCAGCAACACCATGACGGCAGACGAAAGTGCACTGGATGTGCAGGTATCGGATGCAGAGTTCACCGATGTGACCAACAAAGACAAAGACCTCCCCTTTGTTTAATCAGGCAGCAGCCCTATAAAATTTCATGCTCACAGGGGGAACCGTATCGAGGCGGCTCCCCTTAAGGCATAAAGGGGAACAGATATGAAATTCAAGAAAGAATGGCGGTGGAGGCAGCATGGCGGCAAGAGAGATAGACCTTGATAAGGTGGTGGATTATCGCGCCGAGTACACCGCCGTGGTTCAGAAATACAAACTCACCGGGGACAAATTGACAGGTCTGTGCCCTTTCCATGAGGACAGAAACAACAGCTTCTCGGTCGACCTCAAGACCGGCAAGTGGCACTGCTTCTCAGAGGACCGGGGCGGCAACTTCGTGTCCTTTTGGGCTGAGTTCCACGGCGTGGACACCAAAGAGGCATACAAGCAGATTTTGGAAAAATACGGCGTTTCCACCGAGACACCGAAACCCACTAAAAAGGAAAAGGCCGCAGTCCTCGAAGGTTTCAGCCTTGCGGAGTACGCCTTTGCAAAGCACCTTCCAGAAGAATGGCTGGCCAAAACCTGCCGCCTAGAAACCCGGAAAGACCGAAACAATGGCACCGAATGGCTGTACATTCCCTACTACAACGCAGCCGGGGAAGAATCCACCTACCGCAAGCGGTACGCCCACAAGGACTTCCGCTGGCGCACTGGCAGCTCCGGCAAGATTTGCCTCTACGGTGAATGGCGCGTCTCAGAGTTTGCCAACGCCGGGTACGCGGTCATGGTTGAGGGCGAGAGCGACACACAGAGCCTGTGGTACATGGGCATCCCGGCCATCGGTGTGCCGGGGGCCTCAATGTTCAAGCCGGAACAGTCCTCGGTGCTTCAGGGCCTGAAGCTGTACCTGCACCACGAGCCGGACGGCGGCGGCGACACCTTCATCCACAAGATCTGCACCGGCCTCCGGGATGGAGGCTACGAGGGAGAGGTCTACGAGTGGAGCTGCAAGGCTCTCGGCGAAAAGGACCCCTCCGACCTGTACATAAAGCATGGCCGGGAACAGGCTGCCAAGCTGATCCGGGATGCCATGAAAACCGCAAAGCCGGTGGACTACAAAAAAGAGGACATCCCCGAATCAATCAGCGGCGCACCGATCAGCCTCCGGCAGCCGGAGGGCTGGATTTACTCGGACAAGGGCATCAGCCGGATCGACGAAAAGAAGTTCCAGCCGGTTCTCTGCTGCCGCACCCCGATCATCCTGACCAAACGCCTCCAGAGCATCGAAACCGGGGAAGAAAAAATAGAGGTAGCCTTCAAGCGAGATGGCCTCTGGCAGAGCGCCATCTACCCCCGGTCTGTGATCTTCCAGAGCCGCAGCATCACCGCCCTCGCAGACCTCGGCTGCACGATCACCAGCGAGAACTCGAAACAGGTGGTCCGCTTCCTTGGCAGTCTTGAGGCCGAGAACATCGACATCATCCCCAAAGAGGACAGCACCTCCACATTCGGATGGCAGCCCGGCAACAGGTTTGTGCCCGGGCACGCTGACGGCATCACGCTGGACATTGACCCATCCCAAAAGGCAATGGCCACGGCCTACTGCCAAAACGGAACCTTTGAAAGGTGGGTGGAGCACATGGCTCCGCACCGCAGCCGCCAGAAGTTCAGGTTCATCCTTGCGGCCAGCTTCGCCGCCCCGCTCCTGCGGATCGTCAAGCAGCGCATCTTCTTCGTGTACAACTGGGGCGGTTCCAAGGGCGGCAAGACCGCAGCCCTGAAAGCGGCCCTCTCCGCATGGGGCGACCCGGAGCGGTTGATGGTCAACTTCAACGCCACGCAGGTCGGCCTTGAACGGACGGCAGCCTTTTACTGCGACCTGCCCCTCGGCATTGATGAGCGGCAGCTTGCTGGCAACAATCAGGCCGGGCTGGAAAAAATCGTCTACATGATCGCATCCGGCACCGGCAAGATCAGAGGCGCAAAGAGTGGCGGCATTCAGGCCACCCAGCAATGGCGTACCGTCGCTCTGGCCACCGGCGAGGAACCTCTCAGCACCGAGACAACGCAAACAGGTGTCTCCACCCGTGTGCTGGAGCTTTATGGCGGACCGTTTGACAACGAGCGGGATGCCGGATTGATGCATCAGCAGTCCGTGATGGACTGCGGCTGGGCTGGCCCGGCCTTCGTCAAGAGGATCATCGCCACCCCGGAGCGCATCATTTGTGATGCATTCGAGTTGATGCAGAGTTACGTCCACGCAATGGCCAACGGTAAAAACGGCTCCCACGTTTCTGGAATTTCCGCAGTTGCTCTGGCCGATGCCATGATTGACAGCTGGTTCTTTAGCACGCAGCAGCAGGGCGACCCCACCGACGAGGCCGATGTTCTGCAGCAGCTAGGTATCCACCCGGAATCGTGGAAAAAAGCCAAGATCATGGCTGCCAGCATTTTGGAGGAACAGGTAGAGAACAACTCAACCGACGTGAACGAAAACGCTGCGCAGTTCATCGTGGACTGGGTCATGTCGAACAAGGCATACTTCGGGACGCAGGTGATTGGCACCTGCCTCGGCATGATGAACGAGAGCGGCAACACGGTCTATATTTTTCCATCCATGCTGAATCAGGCCCTCACCAAAGCCGGGTACAGCCCCCGGAAAACCATGAAATATCTGGCCGACAAGAACCTGATCAGCGTATGGACTGAAAAGAGCGGCAAGGTTACCTACTCCACGGTTCGCAGATTCGGCGACCGAAGCTGCCGCTTTGTCGAGTTTTTCATCGGCAAGCTGGCCGAGAACGAGGATCCGATGGATGAACTGGAAAGACAGATGGACGACGAAGAGCCGCCCATGGCCCCGGCAGCTGCACCGTTCCAGACTTCCGCCACGCAAACCACCATGCAGGACGACTTCACTGTGATAGACGACTCTGAGGATTTGCCATTTTCAACCTAAAACCGTTACACCTAAAATTAGGTGTAACATTAGGTGTAACATTAGGTGTAACACGAAAAAGCAAGCAGCCAAGCGGCTTTTTAATAGATTGTTACACCTATTACACCTAAAATACAAAATACAATACGTTTTTGCACATTTTTGCATTTTACACAATTTTCGTGCAAAATTGCAAAATTCTTAAAAATACGGTGTGTGTTCAAAATTAGGTGTAACAGGAGTAACAGAGCCGGAAGAACCGCACCACCACAAGGAAAACGCCGTTACACCTGTTTTTCAGAATTAGGTGTAACAGACGAGATAGGAGGCATTGCAAAATGGAAATGACCTATGAGCGGGCCGCCGAGATCCTCGACCCGGACCACCGGGAAAATTACGACAGCCTCGATACCGTAAAAGAAGCCTGTCGGATGGGCATGGATGCGCTCAAGAAGCGGATTCCAACTCGACCGAAGATGATCGGCAAATCCAAACTGGGGGCCTGCCCGTTTTGTAGAGAATGGATTTCAATCCCGCTCGCCCACAAAGTCACATACTGCCGCTTTTGCGGCCAAGCATTGAAATGGGAGGAAGAAGAAAATGCATGATTACAGTTATAGCGCACATCTGGTGATCAACGACGGGTACGAGGACCGGCTGGACATGAAGATCAGCTGTCAAAACGCCCAGCAGCTGCTTCGGGCAAGAGACAGCTTCTCCGACCAGATGAACACCTACATCGCAGAGTTTGCTATGCAGAGCAATCTGGTCAGGATGCCGAGCGACGAAGAGCAGAATACGGCAGCGCTTCAGGCTATCATTCAGGAGCAGACCGAAAAGGCCAAGCAGCAGGCTCCCACCGAAGATATTACTGGGGAATCGGACCCGCAGGAGGACGAGCGCCTCAGCTATTCGGACATCATGGATGCCGTTCAGGGCGATGCCGAACCCCTGCCCCCCGCAGCGAGTAAGCCGCCCTTCCGGCAGGATGGAATCAAAGGGCTGATGAAGCTGCGCTGCCCGGGATGCGGCGACACTTTCCTCGCATTCTCCCCGGAATACCGAACCGAGTGGAACTGCAAGAAGTGTGGCGCTAAAATTCCGCTGGACAATACCGCATTGTTCGAGTACGACTGCAGCTGCGGTCGGCACACCTTCGGACGGACGAACATCGAAGATGCTGACCTCAACTTTTCATGCGGCGACTGCGGCAAGACGACCAGCCTCAAGTGGAACCCTGCGACCAAAAAATACATGGAGTGATGCAGATGCCCGCCTCGGACGACGACCGGGAAATGATGGCCCGTTTCAACGATACCTTCAGGAAGCTCAAGACAAACCGCGAACAGGTGCCGCTGGAAGTCCTCCAGACGAAATACGGCAAAGCCTACCAGAAGCTGACCAAGGAAATGGCCGGTCTTGCCGACTGGTTCGCCGCCCGGCTCCGGGAGAGGATGCCGTTCCCGATGCACCCAAAGGACATCGCCGGGAATCGGCAGCTATCGCAGCAGATCGCCGCCGTCCTCGCCGAGGAAAGTCAGCCGGGTGCCCTCATGGACCAGTACCGAAAGGCCCTGATCGATGACCTCGACTATGACAAGTTCCTCGACCTCGTCTGGCAGCTTTACCACCGCACCGAGGAAGTCTACGAACCCTACTGGCAAAAATACAACTACTGGCACGTTTACCCGGACGGCCACCGCTGGATCAGGAACCACATCACAGGTTTCTTCTGGCAGAACGGCCAGCCGGGAAACGATTCGGATTCATTCACCAACGAGGGGGGCTATTGGATGGACGCCAAGGGCGAATACCAGAGTGCAGCCTTCCCACCACATATCAAAGGAGATAAGATATGGAAAACAAAGCAGAATTGATTGCCCGTTTTGAAGCAGAAATGGCCCGGGTGAAGCGTCCCGGCGTTGACAAGTTGATGGACTACATCCGCAAGAGCGACTTCTACACGGCCCCGGCCAGCACAAAGTTCCACCTCTCCTGCGAGAGCGGTCTCCTGCAGCACAGCCTCAATGTGCTGGACGCTCTCCGGGGATTGCTTGACGAAAATCAGGTCAATGAGGACGGCACCGAGATGTGGTTTTACATAGTCGCCGGGCATCCCGTCATCCAGATCAGCGATGAAAGCCTCATCATCATCGCTTTGCTCCACGACATTTGCAAGACCTACTTCTACAGCACCAGCACCCGGAATGTCAAGAACGAAAAGACCGGGAAATGGGAAAAGGTGCCGTTCTACACGGTCAACGACTTGATGCCCCTCGGCCACGGCCCCAAAAGTGCCATGCTGGTCAAGAATTACATCAAGCTCACCTCGGAGGAAATGTATGCCATCTGGTGGCACATGGGCTTCACGGATCAAAATACGGACACCCTGAGCCTGACAGCCGCCATCCAGAAATACCCCATCATCTGGGCGCTTCACACCGCAGACATGATGGCGTCCAGCTTCATGGAGGACAAGGACGGGAATAAAGATGGCTTCGGATGGCAGGAACTGGGCGCAGAGGATGCCAGCGGCAGCGCAGGGCAGTACGCCGATGACCCGGCCATGCCCGGCGACAGCGATGAACCTGTGTTCATGGAGGCGGCACCATGCTGATAGAAGTCGGACCCGATGAACAGGTGATCTACGAAGAGGACCTCATTCACGAGGCCAACATGAGAGCCGAAAAGAAAGAGAAGCTGATGAAACCCCTCCGGCTGGAAGTCAAAATGGAGCTGGCCTACGATTTGATTTCAGAGGTGAACGCCGACATTTGTCGGACGTGGCCAAGTTCGCCGAGGAAGGATGAAACGACCGAGGCGGCGATGGACGCTCTGCGAAAAATCATGGAGCTTTCCCGCCGAGTAAGCGAGGCGTACAAATGAACATTATCACTCGGAATATATTGCATGACTGGTGGTTTCTTGAGGGAGCCAGAACAATCGCCGATGTTCAACGTCTGGCAGAGCAAAGACTCGGGTTGAAGCTGACCGCTGAAAAGACCGAGAAAATCCTCAACGATAAAATACCGCTGGAACAGTGGTATCAGACAAAAATCATCGCCGCCATCAAGGAAGAGTATCCCTCTGCATTCGTCCGCAAAATCTCTGCGGGTGTTTACGCTGAGCGCGGTTTCCCGGATGTACTTGCAATTATTGATGGCAGGTATTATGGCATTGAGGTCAAGCGGCCTTTTTTTGGAAAACCGTCGCAGCTCCAGCTGGTGACCATCGAAGCTATAAAAAAAGCGGGAGGAACAGCAGGCATTGCCCATCTGCCCATTGAAGCCATGGAAATTATCTCGTTCGGAAATGTGGTGAATGACTCATGAAAAACGACGACGCCATCTTGCTCAAGAAATATCTGTCTCGGTATTACAGAGCGAAGCAACGCAACGCCATCCTAAAAAACAGGCTGGCAGAAATCTCGGAGGAATTGGAACACCCCTCCATGCCTCCGTGCAAAACAGACGCCCTGAAGGTGGACACTTCGGAGGGCGGTGAAGGAGCCGCTTCCCTGGTCTTCAAGAAAGCTGACGTTGAAGATCGCATCCAGAAGCAGATCGAGTCGGAGGTTCAGATTATCCTCGACATCAACGACGTCCTCGAATGCCTGCCCAGCGATAGCGTGGAGCGCAGCATCCTTGAACTCCGGCACCTTGATTGCAAAGGGTGGGGGTACATTTCAAGGACCACTCACCTGACACGCTCCCCGTGCTACGACCACTACAAAAAGGGCATCCGTATGCTTTTGCAGCACCCCTTCGTTCAGAAGAAGCTTGAAGCGTACAAAAACCATACGCGTACAGAGTAAAAACACAGTGCATATCCCCAAAGTCAGTACACAAAAGGACACTTGGATGTGATACAATAGCACTGTGGTCAAGGGCCAGAAGAAAACGTCCACGGGTTTCCATAACGAATTCTCCTTCTCATCGGCGAAAGAGTCATCGAGCAACAAATGTTCGATGGCTCTTTTGTTTTTTGTGTCGCTGCTCTCGAATTCCATTCGTAGGTACTACTGGAATAAATTTCCATTGCGGGGCAAGGAAGGCGCGAAGGATTTTCCGACGAGAATCGATTTTTTCTGGCCGTTTCGTTACGCAAACCCCATATAGGAGGTGAAAACCATGCAGCAGACCAACCCCATGCGGATGGAAAAGCGTCGGCTGGCCGACCTTATTCCTGCCGCCTACAACCCCAGAAAAGCCCTGACCCCGGCTGACCCGGAGTATCAGGATATAAAGGCCAGCATTCAGGGGCTGGGCTACGCTGACCCCATCGTCATAAATTACGATGGCACCATCATCAAGGGACACCAGCGGCGCACCGTGATGATGGACATGGGCATCGAAGAAGCCGAGGTCGTCGTTCTGGACATCCGGGACAAGGCCAAGGAAAAGATGATCAACGTGGCCCTGAACAAGATCACCGGCAAATGGGACCTTCAGATTTTGAAAGACCTTCTGTCTGATCTTGACCTCAACGGCTACGACTTTTCTGTGACCGGCTTCCATCAGGACGACCTCGAAGATTTGATCCAGCAGCTGGATGTGCCGGAAGAAGCCCATGATGACGACTTCGACCCGGATGCAGCCAAGGAAGAAATCGAAACCCCGGTCACACGCCGGGGTGATATTTGGAAGCTGGGCCGTCACCGCCTGATGTGCGGAGACGCCACGTCTCTGGAAGATGCGGAAATTCTCATGGCCGGGAATAAGCTCGACCTTGTGATCACGGACCCGCCCTACAACGTAGACTACGGCGCAAAAGTTGGATTTCTGAACGACTACCTCGACCAGACCGACAGCCGCACGAACAGCGTCATCGAGAACGACCACATGGACGCAGCCAGCTTTTACAGTTTTCTGCTGGCAGCATTTCAGACCATGAACGACGCTATGCGCACAGGCGCAGCGATTTATGTCTTTCACGCCGAGAGCACCGGGCTTCAGTTCCGACAAGCCTATTCGGATGCCGGGCTGAAGCTGGCCCAGTGCCTGATATGGGAGAAAAACGCATTCGTCCTTGGCCGACAAGACTACCAGTGGCGGCACGAACCGATCCTCTACGGCTGGAAAGAGGGAGCGGGCCATTACTTCATCAATGACCGCACACAGGACACCGTCCTTCTGGATGACCTGCCCGACTTCCAGTCAATGAAGAAGCAGGAACTTCTGGCCTTTATCGACCAGATGCTCCGGGAATACAAGGACCAGACCACGGTTCACTTTGAGCCGAAACCGACCCGAAACGATATGCACCCGACCATGAAGCCTGTGCCCCTGATCGGACGGCTGATGAACAACTCCAGCCGCCCCGGATGGATGATCGGTGATTTTTTCTCCGGGAGTGGGTCCACCCTGATGGCAGCGGAGCAGCTTGGACGAACAGCATTCTGTATGGAACTGGACGAAAAGAACTGCGACATCATCGTAAAGCGATGGGAGACGTACACAGGGCAGAAAGCTGAAAAGTTATAACCGCCGTGACGGATTACGAATTAAATCTTGCTATCTGCGGGGGGGGGGCTTCTCAGTTTGAATGACAAAGGCGAGATCACAGGCGGCTCCATGTACAGGGTGGAGATCATAGCAAAGCTGTTCGGAGTAACAGTTCGCCGCATTCAACAGCTTACGCAGGAGGGCGTACTCCCCACAGCCGAAACGCCGGAGGGGCGGCGCTACGATCTGGTGCCCACAATCCAGAAATACGTTCAGTACCTGTCGGATAAGGCATACGGAAAGAACCGCTCTGAGAAAGAGCTCGAACTCCGAGAGCAAAAGCTTCAGGCCGACATCGCGTTGAAGGAAAGTCAAGGTGAACTGCATCAGATCAAAACAAAAATCGCAGCGGGTACATACGTTGACATTGACGATGTGAAACGCGATTACAGCAACTTTTTCACTGTTTTTAAGCGATTTGCCTTGTCCCTCCCGGGAAAGATCAGCAACGAGGTCATCGGCTATGTTGGCCCGACCGAAGCAAGGCGCATAGAAAAGGATCTTCAGGGGGAGATCTTGAGGCAGCTCGGTGCCTTTGTCGTTGCAGGCGTGACCGAACTGCCGCAGAAGAATGCCTCCAAAAAATAAAACTCCCCGCATCCGAAAGTATCTCGTTACCCCGTATCAAAAAGAGGCGCTCCGATACCTGCAACCCCCTGATGACATTACTGTGTCGGAGTGGGCCGAAAAGTACCGGGAGCTGGGATCCACATCGTCCATCCCCGGCCCATGGAGAAACAGCAAAACGCCGTATCTTCAAGGCATCATGGACGAGTTCAACGTCTACAGCACCGAAGAAATAGTTTTCTGCAAGCCGACGCAGGTCGGCGGCACGGAAATTATTTTGAATACGGTCGGCTACATCATCCACGAGGACCCAGCGCCTACAATGCTGGTTTATCCTTCGGATGATTTGGCGCTGAGCGTCAAGAAAAAGCGCTTGGAGCCAATGCTCGAAGCCTGCCCGGAACTGGCCAAGCGATACCTGAAGGATGAGTCCATAAAGCAGGAGCTAAAATTCGAGGGCGGGATGTACATGAACCTGACCGGCTCCAACTCCCCCAGCGATCTGGCATCAAACCCGATTCGTTTCCTTTTTATGGATGAGGTCGATAAATTCCCCGGTGCATCCAAGAAAGAGGCTGACCCCATATCGCTGGCCAGAGAGCGAACCAAAACATACCGCAGCAACCGAAAAATCTACATTACATCCACCCCGACGCTGAAAACCGGCCACATCTGGAAGGAGCTGGAAAGCGCCGACGCCGAAAAACACTATTTTGTTCCTTGCCCGCACTGCGGAAAATTCATTGAACTCAAGTGGGCGCAGGTGAAGTTCCCGGGTGAAGAAGGGATGACCTATTCAGATCGGGCAGAGCTTGCAAAGTATGTCTGTCAGGAGTGCGGCTGCATCATTACTGACGCAGACAAACCGAGGATGCTCCAACAGGGTGAATGGCGGATCGTCAGGCAATCTGCAAAAGTCCCCAAAAAGGTAGCTTTCTGGCTGAACACCCTATACTCGCCTTTCGTTCTTTTTTCGGAATGCGCAAAAGAGTTTCTGACCAGCAAGGACGACCCTGAAAAGTTCCAGAATTTCACAAACTCGTGGCTTGCAGAGCCATGGGAGGACACAAAGCTCAAAACGAGCGCCGACCTTGTCCGTGAGCGGCAAACCGACATAGAAGCCTACCAGCTCCCGTCGTGGACGAAACTGCTCACTGGTGGCGTTGACGTTCAGGAGAATTGCATCTACTGGACGATCAGAGCGTGGGGAGACTACCTCACGTCGCAAAACATCGCGCACGGTCAGGCACTCGGCTGGGAGGATGTAATCAAGGTGATGAACCTCGAATACAAGCTCCCAGATGGGACACCGCTCATCGTGAATCTTTGTCTGATTGACTCCGGCGATCAAACGGATTCTGTCTACGAATTTTGCTACGAAAATACCGAGTGGGCACTCCCGTGCAAAGGCTCGTCGAAGTCGCTTCTCGGATACTACAATATTTCGACGGTCGGAAAAACCGATTCCAAGGCTTACGGCATGAGGCTGATCATCGTCGATGGCGACAAGTACAAAGACATGATTGCCGGTCGAATGCGCAAGCCAAACGGAACTGGCAGCTGGATGGTCTACCATGGAGTAGACCCGGAGTATTGCGAGCAGGTCACATCGGAACACAAAGTCGCAGAGCGTACGGCATCTGGCAGCAAGGGCAACCTCAAATGGCGGCCCAAGCATAGCCACCCGAACAACCACTATCTGGATTGCGAAGTGTATGCCGCCGCCGCCGCTGACCTTTGCCACGTGCGCGAGCTTTTCCTGCAGTCCAAAACGGACGAAAAGCCTGCGCAGCCACAGGTAGCGCCCACCCCGGAGGAAGGGTGGATTCATCAGAACGAAAGCTGGATTTGAAAGAGGTGAAAAAAATGAAAGTCATCACGAAGTCCGTCACTGCTGGCGCACCGGTCGTTTTCAGATTTGATGCCGCCGGGAGCCGCTTCCTCATCAAGAACTTCACCAAAAGCCCCATCTCCTGCAAAATCCTCGATGCTACCATCTGCATCCCGGCGAACACGAGTCAGATGGTGGCCACTCGGCAGCCGCCGCAGAGCTTGGAGGACTATACCGACACCATCACCGTGACGGCCAGCGAGGAATACGAGCAGGGGGTGGAAATTCAGTGCATGGATTACTGATCGAACCCGAAATCGGCGGTCAAATGGCCTATATCGGCCTCGCCGTTGGCGTATATGGTCAGGGCGACATCGAGTACAGGCACTCCACTGGAACTGCCGTTTTTATCGGCGTTTTATGCGATTCCACGAACGTGATTACAATCAAACCGAAAGAGTAAGGAGGACCCCCACATGGCAGACTTAGAAACCAATTACAGCGACCCGGCCTACTTACTCTCCGAAGTAAACAAGGCCATCGCCACCGTCATGGTCGGCGGTCAGAGCTACAAAATCGGCTCCCGCAGCCTGACTCGCGCAAACTTGACAGAGCTGCGGAACCTTCGTGCAGATTTGGCAGCTCAGGTGGACGACCAGAAATATTCTGAGTTTTTCAGAAGCACCTATGTCGCCTTTTTTGAAGGGAGATAACGATGAACTGGTTTGACAGAGTAATCGGGTTTATCTCCCCGAAAGCGGCCTGCACAAGAGTAGCATGGCGGCAACAGCTCGACCTGCTGCGCGGTTTTGGCTATGACGCCGCAGACAATGGCCGCTCAAATATGAACTGGCGAGCCGTCAATGAGGCCGCAGATCTTACCGATCGCAGTGCACGCGATGTCGTCAGAGCCAGAGCGCGGGATCTGGAACGCAACTCCGACATCTTCAATGGCGTCGTTTCCTCCTTCAAGCGGAACATCATCGGCACCGGATTCACGTTGCAGGTTCGGACCGGCAACGACGAACTCGACAGCCAAATTGAAAAGCTTTGGAAACGCTGGACCAAAAAGCAGAACTGCGACATTACCCAGCAGCAGAGCTTCAATGACCTTCTTCGGATGGCCGTTGTCCGAAAAAAGGTGGATGGCGGCATCATTTTCAAAAAGTGCTACACAAAAGGCGGCATCTTACCGTTCAAGCTGCAGGCCTTGGAAGTTGATGAGCTTGCCGGTTCTGTCGCATCCCCGCATACCAAAGGGAACCGTGTCGTTGGTGGCGTTGAACTTGATCAATACAATTGCCCGGTCGGCTATTGGATTGAGCAGTACAACATCGACGGGTGGGAAATGAATGAACCCGTTTATTATCCCGCCAAGGACATCATCTTCTACTACAGCAAAAAGCGACCGAGCCAGTTGCGCGAAATCAGTGATATGACGCAGAGCCTCACGCGCATCCGCGATGCAAATGAGTTCATCACCGCCGTGTCGATGAAAGAACGTGTCGCCGCTTGCTTTGCATTGCTGATCAAGCGTGCCGTGCCGCTTGGCGGCCTCGTTGGCCGTGCCAACAGCGCACAGGACTCGCAGGGCCGAAAGACTTACAATAACAGGATGCTCACGCCCGGCATGGTTTCGGAGCTGAACGCAGGTGATGATGCTCAGGTGGTGGATCCCAAGGATTCCAGCAGCGACGCAACCACCTTTCTCAAACTGATCCAGCGCCTGATCGGCTCTGGACAGGGCCTCAGCTATGAGGCAACGGCCCGAGATATGTCGGAAACCAACTACAGCAGCGCCAGACAGGGCATGATTGAGGACGACCTCACCTATGCCGAGGAAATCGAACTGCTTCAGGAAAACCTCATGTCTGAGGTCTATGAAACTTTTCTGATTTCGGCAGTCCTCTCCGGAAAAATAAGCATCCCGGACTTCTGGGCAGATCCCAGTAAGTATATGGAGCATAAATGGACGGCTTCACCGAAGCGCTGGATTGACCCTCAGAAAGAGGCAAGGGCAAACAAAACAGCTTTGGAATCTGGGATTAAGAGCTTCAAGCAAATTTCCGCAGAGCAGGGCTGCGACTGGAAAGAGCAAATCGACGATATGGCCGAAGTCGCAGCTTACGCAAAAGAAAAAGGTATTCAGATTGGAGGTTCCAAGAGTGCCGAAAAAAGTACCGAAGAACCCGTCAAGCCGAAAACTCCCGACGAGTAACCAAGGCTTACAGCGGGACTTCATTGCAGCAGGGGCAAACATCCGCGCTGTTGATGACGACAAAGAAAATCGCACATTTGATCTGAGTTTTAGCTCCGAGGAACCCTGTCAGCAGTGGTTTGGAGTGGAAATCCTCGACCACGATCCTGCAGCGGTTGACATGAGCCGTATGCAGGATGTTGGCGTTCTGCTTTATAACCACAACCGAGACAAGGTAATCGGAACGATCCTCCGCGCATGGATCGAAAATGGCCGTGGCATGGCGACCGTGAAGTTTGATGATGACGCAGACAGCGAAATCATCAGAGCCAAGGTTGCCAGCGGCACCCTCAAGGGCGTCTCGGTCGGCTATCGCGTGACCAATTACGAATCAGTCAAAGAGGGAGCAAAGTCCCTTGATGGCCGTTTCGTCGGCCCGTGTTATGTCGCAAAGAAATGGATGCCCTACGAGATCAGCATTGTGTCAGTCCCCGCAGACGCAACGGTCGGTGTTGGCCGTGAACTCGGCGAGGATGGCCCGCAGCCTGATGCTGCGGAACGCCCGGCACTCTCATATTTTGAGAGTTGCATCACGGCAAATAAAAACCACTAACAGGAGGTACAGCATGAACAAAAGAGCATTGATGCAGCAGAAGATGCAGCGTCAGCAGGCAATCCTCGCAGCCGCCCGCACTGCAGGCCGGGACATGACCGAGGAAGAAACCCGCGAGTTTAACTCGCTTCAGACTGAGATCGAGGCCCTGCGCCCTGAAGCGGAAGCAGAAGCCGAAGCTGAGCGTCAGGCGCAGATTGAAGAGGCCCGCACCGCAGAACGTCAGCGTGTGACCGAAATCACCACCCTGTGTCGCAACTTCGACACTGACCCTCAGCAGTACATCACCGGTGGCCAGACGCTGGATCAGGTCCGCGAAGCTATCATGGACAATATGATTCAGAACGGCGCACCCGCCCGCACCGGCATCCATGTGACCGAGGACGAGCAGGATAAGTTCCGTGCAGCCGCAGCTGATGGCCTGATGATTCGCAGCGGCAACGCTCCTGCGCAGGCTGCGGATGGCGCTCGGAATTTTGCGGGCATGAGCCTGCGGGACATCGGCATCGAGTGCCTGAGCCGCGAGAATAGCAAGAGCGCAAATGATTACCTGCGCATGGCTCCTGACGACATTTATACTGAGTTGGCCCGCGCATTCCATAATCCCGCCGCAGCGTTCCCCGCAATCATGGATCAGGCTATCAATAAGAGCATTGTCCACATGTACAGCCATGTGCCGACCACCTTCGAGAAGATCACCCGCAAGGGCACCCTGCGTGACTTCAAGCGCACCGACGGCCACAATTACCTGATCGGCGGCGTTGGTGAGCTGCTGCTGGTTCCCGAAAACGGTGAGCTGAAGGCAGACACCCATCAGGAAGCAACCCTGCCGCAGCGTAAGCTGGACACCTACGGTCGTCAGTTCAGCATGAGCCGTCAGGCCTTTATCAATGACGACATCGGTTTCCTTTCCGAGGTACCCGGCCTGTATGCAGCCAAGAGCAAGAAGCAGATCAACAAGGCTGTCTACTCTATCCTGTACGGCAACGGCACGATCTACGATGGCAAGACCTTCTTCCACAACGACCACAAGAACCTCATGTCTACCGCCAGCGCACCCAGCGCCGCTGCGATCCAGAGCATGATTCAGCGCCTGCAGATTCAGGAGGACCAGTTCGGCGAGGCTATCAACCTGACCCCGAGAACTCTGGTGGTTCCCGTTGGCTATGGCTTTACCCTCCAGACCATCTTCGGCAGCCCCACCATTCAGACTACCGAGAACACTCAGGCTGTCAACCCGCTGTACAATTACCGCTACCCCATCGAAATCGTCGAGGACGCCACCCTGAATGTTCTGGCTGGCACCAATGCCTGCCCGTGGTTCCTGGGCGCAGGCAAGGACGAAACTGCTGGCATTCAGGTGGACTACCTGAACGGTCAGGAGACGCCCACCTTCCGCCGCAGCGAAACTGCTGGCCAGCTGGGCTTCGTCTGGGACATTTGGCTGGACTGGGGTATCACCGTCATGGACTACCGCAGCTTCGTCAAGAACCCCGGCGTCAAGCTGCCCACCCTGTAAGATAGGAGAAAAAGCACATGATCGCAAATTATCAGCAGCCCGGTGCAGCTATCGACTACACCAACCCCACCAGCGACACCATCAAGGCCGGTCAGGTCGTAAGCCTGACTACCCGCAT